ATTATATGAAATCAGAGCAAATGTTAGTTTTAACTAATATGCTAGGAAAAATAATTGCAGAATTGGATGATGTAAAAGAAATGATAAGGCAAAGTACATACGACGATTTTGTAGGTGAGGAAGAGTGATAGAATGGATAGACATTCTAACTATATTAGCGATAGGAATGGCAGTGATGGGGATTGTACTTGTTTTCGTAATACTTGCGGGATTTGCGCGCCGTATGATTCCACAGAAACCAAGTATCAACCTAGAACCAAAAAAACAAAAGGAGAAACTAATAATGAGTGACCAACAAAAGGAAAGCGTAACATTTAATGATATTTTCATGTTCATGATTGCTGTACCTTTGGTTTTACTCTGGGTAGGGTTTGCAGGATATGTCATATGGCATGGACTAAGAGACCCAACTGTTCTAACTCAAATTGAAGGATATACAACTTTGATTGCTATTCTAGGAGGCCCAGCCCTTCTTATCATCAAAGATGCATTAGATGTTTGGAAACAAGAACAAGCTGAGAAGACTGCATTCTACAAGATAAAAGCACAAGCTGTTATCGATTATAATGATGCTGCTCAGAAACAAGCTCAGATGATAGAAGCTAAAGCACAAGACCAAGAACACAAAATGGAAAACAAAAAATAATAAGGAGAAATAAGAATGCCAACAGAAAAAATATACAATATGTTTAAAGGTGAGCACTTTCACAAAAACAACCCAGATATGATGTTGAAGTTCGACAAACCAGACAAGGCAGAAATAGATGAGATGAACTATAAAAAGCCAATCACATCTTACAAAGAGATGCCTCAAAAGAAGTTACAATATAACTATCTAGCTGGTAGCGGAGAACCAGTAGAAGGATTCAACCCTCTACATACAATCGACTATCTTGAAAAAGTTAAAGACTTACCAAACAACAGCGCAAGCATCAAGAAAGACGAAGAATAGGAGCAGTTATGGCACCAAGGAAAAAGACACGTAGGAAGACAACCAAAAGAAAAGCTGCACCTAAACGCAGAACTACCAAAAAGAAATCTAAGTCAAGAGTCAATGAGGCTGGTAACTATACCAAACCTACAATGAGAAAAAGACTATTTAATAGAATCAAAGCAGGAAGTAAAGGTGGTGCTCCGGGTCAATGGTCTGCACGCAAAGCTCAAATGTTGGCACGTGCATATAAAGCCGCGGGTGGAGGATACCGCAACTAATGGCTTTGAAAAAGTCCCAGAAATCCCTAAAAAAGTGGGGTAAGCAAAAATGGGGCTATGTTACAAAAGGTGATGAGAAAAAACCTAAATCTCAACGTGGTAGATATTTACCAAAAAGCGTTAGGTCTCGACTAACCAAAAGTCAAAAAGCAGCAACTAACCGCAAGAAACGTAAAGCAGGTGGAGTGGGTAGTAGAGCAAAGTATTCTAAAAAGATTAAAAAAGCAGTAAGGAGGGCTAAGTGATGCCGTACGGTAAGAAGATGTCATACAAGAAAGCAGGATATAAATCCAAACGCAAAACTAAAAGGAAGAAGAAATAATGGCTCCTAAAAAGAAAAGGGACCCTAAATTAGTAAGAGCAGGTGTATCAGGATATAATAAACCTAAAAGAACACCTAATCATCCTAAAAAGTCACATGTGGTTGTTGCTAAAGTAGGAGATAAAACTAAATTAATTAGATTTGGCCAACAAGGAGTAAAGACTGCAGGTAAGCCTAAGAAGGGGGAATCAGCTAGACAAAAAGCCCGTAGAAAGAGTTTTAAAGCGCGCCACGCTAAGAATATCAAGAAAGGTAAAATGTCTGCTGCTTATTGGGCTAACAAAGTTAAATGGTAAGCTTTATATAGGTAGCCATTCTAAATATGTATGGGCACCCGCTATAGGGCCATTGCTCCACAGGTTACTTATCGCAAGTGCTAATGTGGGTACCCCACGTATGGAGATATCAACATATGAACAATACAACAAATGAAACAGCAGGCAATGAGACAGCAGAGGATGGTAATATCACTGCTATCTTAGATACTGTAGAAGAATCTGGAATGTTAGACGCTTTGATGGACGACCCATTATTAGCAGCATTAGCTGCATTGGTATTAGGTTTAGGAGCTTATGTAGCTTATACCGTACCTGCAGTAAAAGAGTTAGTTTTTAAATACTTAAAGAATAACGAAGCTGAATTGATGGATTTACTAGATAAGAATCTAACTAAAGCCCAGATGAAAGCTTTTGAAAAGCTAGATGAAACAGCACAAAAGCACGTCAAAGATTCTTTAGTCCGAAATGTACTAATTACAGCTTGGGACGAGAAAGATGATGAGCTAGCTGGTCTTGTTAAGTCTAAAGTCAAAGAAGCCCTTGATGAAGGGAAAGGTCTTTGAACGTAGAGGAATACGAGACTCGATTACGTCAAAGGGTAGGAGAAGCAGAATATGAACGTCATAAAGAACTTGTCCGCCTTTTGGCACGTAATCTTGCGCTGGAAGACGTGTTGTGGGAAGAAATTCTTATATGTATTCGGGATGTTAACGCTAGAACAGAGCTCTTGCGACAACGAAACCAAATAGTTAGAGATATCCATACAGAATTTAGAGCATTGAACATTGAAGTACCTACTGAGATGGAAAAGAACTCAGAAGGCTTTAGTTCATTCTTAGAGGAATTAGTAGATGATGAAAAACGAGAATCACCTAAAAAGTCTGTTGACAGGTAAAGGTGGAATAGATTCACGACAATTAGAACTAATCTTCGCTAAATGTAGAAACGACAAAGAAAAAATGAGAAAGCTAGTAAAAGCTTTCTGTAATGCTTATTTAATTGACAATAAACAGAGACCACTTAGACTGAGACCTATGCAAGAAGACATAGTTCTAGAATGTCTAACAAATAGACAAGATGGTAAACAAAAGAAATTAGCTATCCTAGCTCCACGAGGTAGTGGAAAATCCTTCGCTTTGTCTGTAGCAGTCACTATATATATGTTTTTTAATAGATTTAGAGATTTAGTATTTATACTGGCTCCTACAGAAGACCAAGCTGCTTTGATATTTAATTATGTTTATCGTCACTTTGCGGACAATACTTTTTTGAATGGTCTAGTAGCTAATTATAGATTTCATAATAAGCCCAACATAACACTTAAGGGGGGCACTATTATGAGGAGGGCTCCGTTGGCGCCTACTAATCAAGGTCAAGCTATACGAGGTCAACATCCTACATTTTTAGTTGTTGATGAGTCTCCTCTCATCGACGACAATTTATTTATTGATAATGTAGAGCCTGCTATTGTTTCTAACAAAGCACCATTTATAAATCTAGGCACACCTAAATCTAAAGATAATCATATGTGGAGATACCTTTATGATGATGGATATGCTGATACATTTACTAGGTTACATTATACATGGAGAGATGCAGTGGATAAGGGAGATGCATACACACCACCATATAGTGAAGAAGAAATGTTAGATAAAATGTTAGAATGGGGAGAGGAATCCATTTATTGGAGAACAGAGTATGAATGTGAATTTGTAGAGTCTGTAGCGAATGTATTTAACCCAGAAAAAATAAAAAGGTGTTATGATGATTACAAACTTACTAGACTGGATGGAGACTCGCGAGGAGGCAATATTAATGTTGCTGTTGACATTGGCAAATCTGTTAATTCTACTGTCATTACTGCATGGTCCCTTGATAAATCTGATGAAGAAAATATTGCACGGCTTGTTTATGTTGAAGAAATCAATGCCCGAAGTGGCGGACATGATATTCCATACCAACGTAAACGTATTATGGACGTTACCACTCAGCTTAGGGCTGACCGTCTTATCGTTGACTGTACTGGTATTGGTGGTGCGGTTGAACAAGACTTACGGTTGGCGTGCTTAGATGCTGGTGTTCATTTCGTTCCTTTCGTTTTTACAGGTGGTCCTAAAGGTACTAAAACGCAAATGTACAGAGATTTCATTTCTTACATACAACAAGGACGAGTAAAAGTCCCCAATCCTGAAAATTTAGAACCAAACGAATCAAAACTAATAAATAAATGGACTAGAGAACATATAGACTTAGAATATACGATGGATGCAGCTAATAAAACAGAAAAGATTGCAGCACCTAGTGGTAAACATGATGATTACTGTGATAGTTCAGCTATGGGTTTACACGCAACATTAAGTATGTTACCTATGACTGGTAATTTTTCCCAGACAATTATTTCAAAACCCATATCTAGAAGAACAAATAGTTCTATATCACCCTCATCTCCTAAACTTTTTAGAACAAAACAAAGAAAAGCGACACTAAATAAACACAGCATTAGCGGTTTCTAACAAAAACTTTATATACTCATTAAGATTAATTATTTAAAGCCATGTCGTTTATAGATAATGTTAGACGTCGGTTTGCTTCTATCGGAAGTAATCCTGATTATAAGAAAGACGACCCCCGCAGTTTCGGAGAGGGAGTAATCAAAAGGTTAAAAATAAACCGTGGATTCTCTATTGGTCAAGAAAAAGACTATGAACCACATATAGGTAAAAATAGAACCTATATGAATGTTTATCTGTCAGACCCTATAGTAAGAACTCTAATTGACTTACCCTGCTTGTATGCTGTAAAAGATAATTTTGATATAGTAACTGATGATGATAATCTCAGAGAATCAGTTGAGGAAATGTTTAGAGATATAAACATAGAACATATATTATATGGGTGGTTAAGAAATGCAAGAATATTTGGTAGTGGATATTTAGAATGGACTGGAGACAACTTAGTTTTACGTTCCAGTCAAAACATGTACGTTAAAAGAAACGAGCATGGACAAATCATGTACTACTATCAAAAAGTAGGAGATGACGAAGAGAATGTTAGATTTGAGGAAGATGAAATAATACAACTCAATAATAATTCATTTGATGATTTAGCTTATGGATTATCTGACATACACCCTATCTTATACTTAGTTGATTTAAAAGATTATGCAGAAAGAGATATAGGAGCAGCACTTAATAAATATGCTTCTAGTCGTTTTGACGTGAGTGCTGGTTTACCTGATATGCCCTATGGTCCAGATAAAATAAATGAAATCGTAGATGCATTCAATACACTAGCGCCCGGTGAAGATATTATACATGGTAACGACATAACAATCAAAGAACTTCAAGGTACACAACGTGCATTTGAGTATGGAAAATATACAGATGATATATTAGATAAAATACATGTAGCATTAAAAACTCCACGTACTATGTGGACAGACCCAGAAAAAGCACGACCTATATTTGAACCATACGTTAGATATTTACAAACTATGGTAGAGGGAGCACTTAACGCCCAGCTGATGCCACAATTAGAAAATGGAGAAGCAAAGTTTAAGTTTAGGCAAATTAACGTTGACGACGCATTCACTAAAGCTAAGACTGATATGATTTATTTATCAGAAGGAGTTTTATCACCCGGTGAAGTTAGAGAAGAAAGAGGATTAAATCCAGAAGGAGTAGCTACATTAGATATGGAAACTTCTGAAGATATTAAAGCTTCTCCAATAGTACAAGAACAAACCGATAAGAATGCTAACATATCTGGTGGAAAGAATCAAGATAAGACTGAAGAATCTGCTAGAGCACAAAATAGGGGCAATCAGCCCTCCGCAAACGTAACAGGAGATAGAGCATGACATTTGAAAAATGTATGATTCAAACAAAAGCAACTCTTAAAAAACGTGGTTTTGATAATCACGAAGAAATAGCAGCTGGCATGTGTAGCATGTGGGCTGAGGAAAATGGCGTTCAGCGGGAATTTGCAGAGGGTAAATCTACAGAACCTACTAGAAGAACTTTTGGTATGAATATAGGTGAAGAAGATAATATTAATTTTTCCAGCGAAGAGGGAATTGACTCTGTTACATTCCCAGTTATCGCTATTACATCCGGACCTCATGAATACGAAGAGGACGGAAACGAACATAAGGTTTATATAGAGGGAGGTATGTTAAAAGATAATATAGAGGCTTTTAACGAGCTTCCTATATATATTGACCATCAACGAACAACTGAGGACCTAATCGGCATGGCAACGAATCCTGAGTTGGTCAAGATGGATAATGGAAAGACCGCAGTCAAGATGCTAGCAACAGTATCTAATAAATATGGCCGTGGTCAAGAAGTGATGGACAAAGTCAAGGACGGGGACATGACTCACGTCAGCATTGATTGGTTCTCCAATGATGTAGATGTGATGGGTGACACATATGCCACTAACATTCGTCCCACAGAGGTAAGTTTCATTGACAATGAAAAAATGGACCCCGTCTGTAAAGAATGTACAATAGAGGAAAA